TGTCCAAGAACTCAAGGTTTTGGTTGAAGTAGGCATCGACACGCATCTCTGTGCGCAAATAGCTGTCCACCCCATCGTGGACTTGAGGTTTAACCTTGGTCGATTTGAGGCGCAATGTCTTGCGCGTGGTGCGTGGGAAATACTTGTGATGCGCTGTGGCATCTGTGGACTCGGGGATGGGGGAAACAAAGCAAAGCATAACTCTCTCCTAGAGGTTGAACACACAATGAATTCCACGCTGGCGTGGAACGCTAAATAGAGTCGTTGATGGATTTCATCGTTGACTCAGTTATGAGTATAGCAGAACTTTACCTATAAGTCAAGAGGTTAGATAAAATAGTTAATTACAGGCTTGCGGTAGGTGTGTTCTAAATTTGTTCTGGGTGTTCCAGGTTTTGTTCTATTTTTTGAGTATAGTTAGAACAAGATTTTGATGGTCGAAATGAGGTAAGCTGTTGATTTCTCTTATTATTTTATTTATTAAATATATAGATGTTCTAATGTTCTAGTTTTTTAGGGAGGACGCCGTTATTTTTTGAGTTTTTCTGTTCCGAGGTTTGCACTGGCTGGGCTTGCCGAGCCCTCTGCGTTTTTCTCAGATTTTGGGGCATACCCTCCAAAAACGTAGAACATTAGAACAAAACTTTTTTCCTCAATGTATTCAAGGACTTACGAGGCATTTTCTGTTCTACTGGGTGCGTTTTGTTCTACTGATTTTTAGAACACTGCTTAAATAATAGGCAAAACCCATCGCCTAAGTTTCTCAGAAAATAACTTTGATGTTTTTGAACCCATCGCTAAAGTTTTTCAGAATCGATAGACTGTGAATTCCACGCTGGCGTGGAGCGCTATTTAACCATGCCGCCCCTAATTTGCCCTGTTTACCTGATCAGCAAAGACTCTCAAAACAGACGCACACGCCTAGTCGCGCGCGACCACAAATAACTGGTTTCAAAACATCGGGACAAAAAAAAGCCCCGCATGGCGTGAACCATGCGGGGCTTAGAGGCTTAGGCTTTCCAGACTGCAAGGAAAGCACTCAGGGCTTTGTTGAATTTAACCTGATCGGCAGTGCTATCTGATTTGGTAGCAACACATTTTGCGAGCTTTGTTTTCAACGATTCCATTGTTTTATCGATTGTCTCAGCAAAGCTCAGGTTAGGGTTGCGTGTCCCTTTTTTACCGCCTGACAGTATGCGCTTTGCTTCTTTGGTCAGGTCTTTAAACCGATTAGAGCAGTATGTACTAGTCGCTGACCTCCATTCGCCCACCAATTTGTGAAATTGTGGTCTGTCGTTTGCCAGTTTGCCATACTCATTCGATGTAAAACTAAACGCTACATCGACAGACATTTCGATCTTTTCTTTAACCTTGTCTTTTTGATCTGGGGTTAATTTGTCGAATTCATAATAGTCGCCTGAGATGACAGCGTACACAATGGGGCGCTTGCTTTTCTGAGCATACCGCAAACGATAACCATCATACAATTCAGTTTTTGCTTCGTCTGTCAGTTTGTAATCGGGTGTGCCAAACCCTTTACACTTTTCAATGACATAGTGGGCAAAATCGGTAACTGTATCAGCACCGGCGGCTTGTTTATATGCGCCATCTTTTAAACTGAGGATTTCAACATCTGCCGCCTGTGCGGTATGGGTTTTTTTAGACATGATTCAATTTTCCTTAAATTGATAACTAACACAAATATCGACAAACCGATCTGCCTGTCGATGGGTGGATAATGTCATATACGACACCACAAAGCAACATTCCACCCTATCGTGGTACGCTGTTTAGCATTCTCAGCCTCACACGCCCTTACGCGCTCGACCACTAATAACTGGTATCAAAGGGGCCGAAGCCCCTTTGGTTACTCACACACTATCTTGTAGGTATCGACTTGCCGCATTTCGGTACCGACCACAATCCGCTTGCACGTTGGGCTGTCGTCCCTCACGTATGCGCTGACCACAACGTCAATCGCACCCAGCTTGAATTTATAGTCCCGATTCAATGCGCTTGCCCAATCGCTTGTCTCGCCCGGCTCTCCGATATTCAGCAAAGTATTGAGCACAATCTCCAGCTCCAAGCATTTGAACGACTCTAGATTGGAGAGTGATAAGCAAATATAAGGTTTGCCATCGAAGTCATTAGAGATGAACAACGAGTCGGTGGGCTTCAACGCATTGGCAAGCATACGAGCGACCTTGCCAAGTTGTTTGCGATGGGCAACCAATGAAGCCTTGTATTTGCGAATGCGGTTCAAATCCCGATCAACTGATTCGATTGAGTTGACGTAGGCTTGGGTTGCAGGGTTGGTTTTGGTTTTCATGTTCATATCCTATAAGAACGTTGAAGGGAATATCAGGGGCAGAACGCTTGCCTGATGTAGAGAGATTAAGCGATTCAGGGTAGATAAGTATAGTTTCGAGCCTATCCACGCGCTTGCTTGGCGCGCCCCATCATGCCCTCGACCACTTATAACTGGTATCAAAGGGGCCGAAGCCCCTTTGTTTATTTCCTACCGAATGATGGATCGAGATGCGTTAACCACTTGAGGGCTACCGCACTGAGAATCCCTGCCCATGTAATAAGCGGCTCAAGGTAGAGTGGGCCGCTGGTGATACCAAGTTGGTAGCAGTAGAACCAGCAAGCAAAAGTGAAGCCGATGATGATGCCGACTAGGATGTCGACGAGTTGGTTGACTGTATTCATGTTGATCTCCAGTTAGTTGAACAAGACCGCCTCTCGGCGGTTTCGGCTACTCAAGCCTCATCAGTTGTCCTGTCTACTCATCAACTCAGCCAAGTATGTGTACTCTTTCATGTACTCATCATCAGTTAACTTAGCCACTCTTTCAAAGTCCTGCATTGATGGGCGATGTCCGAATGTGTCCTTGTGCAAGTCGCTGTACTCTGCGCGTTTCTGCTCGATGGCAGTCATTTCATTCCATGGTTTCATTTGATTTCCTTTCGGTTATGAACAAGACCGCATCTCTGCGGTTTCGACTATTAAAGTCTCATCAGTTGTTCTAATCGTTCTAGTTTGCTTTTCAGTGCGGTGACATCCATCTCAAGGCATAACTCTTTGATAGTCCTATCAATCTCTTCCTGAGTGATATCTATTACCGCAGGGTTCAGCATCTCTTCTACCAATTGGTGACAGTAGTTGAATGTAAACACCATCATGCGCCATGCCTCAGCGCTGTTACTCATTGAGTCCGCCATGTGCTGTAGTTGTTCAGCACTGTCGGGTGTAGTGAACAATGAACTGCTAGGTATTGGGTTCTTCATCTGTATCTCCAGTTAAGCACTGCGATGTTGCAGTAGGTGTAGAGTAGCGTGATCCAGCGTATAAGTATAGTTTCCAGCCTACCCACCCCCACACACCCCCACCCCCCAAGACGCCAATGAGCCTCCCCCTCGCACCCCATACCCCAGGAATTACACGAATAACCACATATTTTTCAAAATTTTCACTCAGCACCACTGTATATAAAACCAGGTTGGATAAGTCGAATTACACAGCCAGTATATGCAAGTGAAACCCCCAAAAGCCCAACATCCTGTCCAACCTACCCAATTACACAGCAAATAAGATACTGATCTGGAGTACCCCCCCTACTGAATTACACAGCTAGATCATGACAACTTTCTTTGCATGACCCCCACCCCCTGTCCAAATTACACAGCGTTGTAACTTCTTAGACTATTTAGACACCCCCGGGTAGGATTCCTTACCTCCCCCTTGCATAAAAAAATTTTTATGATACATTTGTCGAAACACGGAGCCACCCGCCCGACATGTCAGACCCCATAATGCCGCACATAGAGGAAAACATTCCTCTGCCAAAGAACGCCGTTGATGCGTTCCCTGAACTGTCGCCTGCGGAAGAACTCACCATGAGAGCAAACGTGGTGAAGTTAATGTCTGACTTAACAGGTAACCCCCTCGTGCCCAGCCAGGAGAATGCTGACCAAGCCAGAGAGCTTGCTCGGGAAATGATCAACAACCCTGGTACGCGCCCCGACTTTGCCAAGTACCCCAACGAAACTCTTGCCATGCTGGCTGGCATGGTGGCTCAGATGAACGTGTCGATCGTTGATGAGTTGGCGGACCTCAAGATGTATGTGGTCAACAAGCTCGTGATGGAGGTCGAGAACGCCAAAGATGCCAAGACACGGGTAGCGGCATTGTCAAAACTAGGTGAAATTGACGGCGTTGATGCGTTCAAGAAACGCAGCGAGGTCACGCACAAGCACATGACTGCTGAAGAGGTGGAGAACGAGCTACTAGAGACACTCACTAGCCTAGAAACCAAGGTAATTGACGTAGAAGCTAGAGAAATCATCAAGCATGAGTCCAAAACTGACGCCTGAACAGCTATTTACCCTGCGGCGGGCTCTTCCAACGATGCCTGACAAGCAGAAAAGGCGTACTTTAGAGCTTTTGAAGAAGTACGACGCCCAAATCACGCAAGATTTGAGCAAAGAGAGCTTCCTTGACTTCGTAAAACACGTTTATCCAGGCTATAAAGTGGGTCCGCACCACTTAAAACTGGCCCAAATCTTTGAAGACATTGCCAACGGCAAAAAGAGGCGGGTGATTGTCAATATTGCTCCCCGACACGGCAAATCAGAGCTAATTTCCTATCTTGCACCTGCCTGGTTCTTGGGTAAACACCCCCAAAAGAAGGTAATTATGGCCTCTCACACCGCAGATTTAGCGGTGAATTTTGGCCGCAGGGTGCGAAATTTGGTTGGAATGGACACCTACAAGGACATCTTTCCACAGGTAGAACTGCAAGCTGACAGTAAGTCTGCGTCAAGGTGGGGGACGAATTTCCAAGGTGAATACTTTGCAATTGGTGTGGGTGGCGCTCTTGCTGGGCGCGGTGCTGATCTTTTCATTATTGATGATCCTCACTCTGAACAAGAAGCTAAAACTGGAAGACCCGATGTATTCATTCCTGCTTGGGAATGGTTTCAGTCTGGCCCTCTCCAGCGCCTTATGCCGGGCGGCGCAATCATTATTGTGATGACCCGGTGGTCAAAGCTAGATTTGACTGGGCAAATAGTCTCGCAGATGAACAAGGAAGAGGGTGTTGACCAGTGGGAGGTCGTGGACTTCCCAGCAATCAAGGATGACGGTGAGGCGTTGTGGCCTGAGTTTTGGCCGGTTGAGGAGTTGCTGGCTAAGAAGGCGGGCATGGATGTTCGGTATTGGAATGCCCAATACATGCAAAACCCTGTCTCCGAGGAGGGGGCACTTATCAAGCGTGAGTGGTGGAAGATATGGGAGGATGAGATTCCTCCCCAGTGCGAGTTCACCATCATGAGTCTGGACGCTGCGCAGGAGGCCAATAACCGCTCCGACTACAACGCTTTGACAGTATGGGGTGTGTTCTTCAATGAGAAGACAAACAACTACGCGATCATTCTCTTGAATGCAATCAAGAAGAGGCTGGAGTATCCAGACCTCAAAGCCTTGGTGCTCGAGGAGTACAAGGAGTGGGAGCCAGATGCGTTCATGGTCGAGAAGAAGTCCAGTGGCTCTGTGCTTTACCAAGAAATGCGCAGGATGGGCATACCTGTTGGCGAATTTACTCCGGGCAAAGGACAGGATAAGATTGCCCATGTGAACGCTGTATCGAGCTTATTTCAAGGCGGCGTTGTATATGCGCCGGACCGGAGATGGGCTAAAGATGTTATTGAGGAGTGCAATGACTTCCCCAGTGGAGTCAATGACGACTTGGTAGATTCAACAACGCTAGCACTGCTGAGATTTAGGCAGGGTGGGTTCATCCGTCTTGACACTGATGAGCCAGAAGACGATTTCATGTACAAGTTCCGCAAAAAAGCGGCGTACTACTAATTTTGAAGGATAGATGATGGCAACAAACAATATGGGCAAAGGTCTTTACGCTGCTCCTCAAGGGCTTGAGCAATTGGGTGTTGAGGAAGAGCCGATTGAGATTCAGATCGAGGACCCAGAGGCAGTAAGCATCTCTGGCCCTGGCTTTGAGATTGAGATGGAGAAAGAAGAGATAGATGAGGATGAGTTCAGCAAGAATTTGGCTGAAGATATGGATGAAGGCGAACTCTCTTCTCTTGCCAATACGCTGATGCAAGACTATGAGACGGACATCTCTAGTCGCAAGGATTGGCTACAGACCTATGTAGATGGTCTGGAGTTGCTGGGTATGAAGCTAGAAGAGCGTATGGAACCTTGGCCCGGCGCTTGTGGCGTGTATCACCCACTGCTTACCGAAGCAGTTGTGAAGTTTCAAGCTGAGACCATGATGGAGACCTTCCCTGCGGCGGGGCCGGTCAAGACAAAGATCATTGGCAAAGAGACCCCGGCTACTAAGAAAGCTGCTGAGCGGGTCCAAGAGGACATGAACCATCAGTTGACGGATGTGATGTATGAATACCGCCCCGAGCATGAGCGCATGTTGTGGGGCTTGGGGTTAGCTGGCAATGCGTTTAAGAAAGTGTATTTTGATCCGGCGCTGGGGCGTCAGGTGTCGATGTACGTGCCTGCTGAAGATGTGGTCGTCCCCTATGGAGCTTCTAGCTTAGAGGCAGCAGAGCGAGTCACGCATGTGATGCGCAAGACCGAGAACGAGATTAAGCGGCTTCAGCATGAGGGCTTTTATCGTGACGTCGATCTGGGCGAGCCCAACAATGTGATGGACGAGGTGGAGAAGAAGATTGCTGAGAAGCTGGGCTTTCGGGCTTCTCAGGATGATCGCTTCAAGCTCTTGGAGATGCAGGTTGAGTTAGACCTAGAAGGCTACGAGCATACGGATGACGATGGTGAAGAGACGGGCATTGCGCTGCCGTACATCATCACGATCGAGAAGAGTTCAGGTGAAGTTTTAGCGATACGACGGAATTGGAGGCCGGAGGATGAAGATTGTCACAAGCGAACCCACTTCGTCCACTACCCGTACATACCGGGTTTCGGTTTTTACGCTTTTGGCCTTATCCACCTTATCGGTGCTTTTGCTAAGTCTGGTACTTCTATTCTGCGCCAGCTTGTTGATGCAGGCACACTCTCTAATCTTCCCGGTGGATTCAAGACCCGTGGCCTCCGTACCAAGGGAGACGACACACCCATCTCCCCAGGAGAATTCCGAGACGTGGACGTACCTAGTGGGACGATGCGGGACAACATCATGCCGCTGCCTTATAAGGAGCCAAGTCAGGTCCTAGCAGCGTTGCTCGCTACGATCATTGAAGAAGGCCGCAAGTTTGCCGGTGC